GCGGCGGCGATCATCGCCTGCAGCTCGGTCTCGCTGTACTCCCCGTCACTCAGCCGCAGGTAATCCACGACATCGGCGACGGTGATCTCTCCGACCATCACTTGGCGCTCACCGTCCTTTTACGGCTCCCCCGCTTTGGCGCTTCCGCCTTGGGCGCTTCCGCCTCGGCGGCGGGCGCGGCGGGCGTGACGGCCGGCTCGACCGGCACGACGTAGCCCGCGCGCAGGAGGTCCTTGAGGTATGCCTCGTCGGTTATCTCGCGGACCTCCCCGATAGCCATGCACAGGGGGCCGCAGAAGCCTTTAGTAGCTCTGACTTTCATGCGGTCCTCCTCCCGTTATTATGACGGATCAGCAGTGGCTGCCTTAAGCAGCGCCACCTTCTGCTCGTTTTCGATCTTCGCGTCGACGTCGATCCAGCCGACGACACCGACCACGTGCTGGGTGGCAAAACGCTCGCGGAGCACCTCGATCTCCAGGTCCTCGGCCAGCTTAACGGCCAGTCCGGACGGATCCAGATAAGCGATCGCCGCGTTGCCGGCAGTACCCATGACCGGGCTTGCGTCGGAGCAGTAGACCGGCGCACCGAGGAGCGTGTAGCCCCAGCGTGCGGTCATGTCCCTGTTGAGCAGGTAGTTGTCGTCCTTGTCTTTCAGCTTCCTGATCGCGGTCCTGGTGGCCTTGTTCATGACCCAGATGCACTGAGACTGATAGGCATCCGGGATCTTCTCCTGCAGGTTGATCAGATCGTCGCCAGTCAGGAAGGTCAGGGCGCCGGCAGTCACGGTCTGCGTCGCGTCCGCGATACCTCTGATCTTGTTGGCCGTGCCGTTGATGATCTCTTTGTCGAGCCATTTAGCGACAGCCTCGGCCATGCGGTCGATCACGTAGTTGACAAGGTCAAAGCTGCTGTTGTTGATCAGGCTGCGGGAGATCTTGGTCAGCGCGCCGCCAAGGAAGCTCTGCAGCGTGACGCTCTGGAAAGCACCCGAGGTGCTGAGCAGATCTTCGAACTCACTCGCGTAGTCCACGGTGATCGTGGAGCCGCCCTTAGTCATGTTGACGTCGGTCGGATCGGTTCTCTGCTCGACCAGGTCGCGCAGATAAGCGTCAAACGCGCGGACCTCGGCGGCTTCCTGCTCCTCGACAGTCCTCTGCTCGGCCGGTGCCGGCTCGTCGCCCAGATCCAGATCTCTGGCTCTCTTCTCGGCCGCGATCGTTTTGTCGAGAGCCTTGATCTGTTTCTCAAGGTCTTCAAACTTGGTGTTTTCCTCGTCGGTCATGGCTCTCTGTTCGCCTTTGACTGCCTCGAGGATGCCGTCCAGCTCAGCCTTCAGGCTGGCTCTCTGTTCCATGAGCTTCTTAAGGTTCATGTTTGTGTACCTCCTGTAGTTTTTGCAGGTCAGCGGCGCCTCTCATGCGAGGCGTCGGTGGTTAATAGGGTTTTGCGTTTTACAGCTCGAGGGCGCGCAGGCGCGCCTCGTAGGTGCGGATCCGCTCCGCAGCGTCGTCGTCATCCGGATCGTCGTCCGGATCTTCCGGATCTTCCTGGCCTTCCGGATCCTCAGGATCCTCGGGATCCGCCGGAGGCGGCGTCTGGTCAACAAACTCGGCCTCGAGGTCCGTGGCGCGGATCTCCACCGTCGCGTCGTCATCCTGCTCCGTGTCTGCCCTCACCTCGATGGAGGTGGACGAGTACGCCGGAATCTTGTTCATGACCAACGAGATCTCGCTGATGTCGAAATCTCTGACGTGCCTGATCGGCAGCCCGTCTGCCCTGGTCTCGACATCATCGGCCACATGGCGCATATCGAAAGACCAGCCGCGCAGCTTCCCGGTCCTTGCGCCCTCGATGACCTCCGGATCCGTGATCACGGACTCGGCGTACAGCCCGACCGCGTCCTCGCGTGCCTTGAGGCTGCCGTCGCCGGTCGACGCAAGCGCCCGGCGCTCGTCATGATCCAGGAGCATCCGGAGCGATCCGGCGCGCCCGAGCGCACGTGCGAAAGCGCCCTGCTCGATGACCTCGATCACTCTGCCCCTCGGCGTCAGCACCGGTCTGGACTGCCGTCCCGGCACGTTGACGTAGCCGCTGATGTGGAGCGATCCATCCGCTCTAAGTTCAGCTTTCACCCTCTCTCACCTCCTTTCTGCCAGTTTTCGAACCATTTGCGGGCCAGCTCGGCGTGGAGGGCTTTTGCCTCTTCGGTCCGCGTCTGGTCCGCGTCTATCCTTGCGAGGCACTCTTCCAGCGTCGTGTCCATAACACATCCTGTCGAGGTCGATCACGATCTCGTCCGGCTTGCGGATCGACTCCACCCAGGTCGTTTTACCTGATCCGGGCGGCCCGACGACCAGCACGTTGTCTCCCGCCGCCCTGCTCTCAGGCAGCTGCGCGCCGGTCTCGAGATCGTTGAGCTGCTGCGCCGCGTTGGTGTTGGGCGTGTAGACCTCCCCGGTCTCCGGGTTGATCAGCACCGTGTCGAGGCCTACAGTGAGCCAATTGAAGCCGATGGGCTCCAGGTCCTCCATCTGACGAACTTCGTCGATCTGCAGGAAATTCTTTTCCAGGCCGATCTTGTAGGCCTCGTAGCGTTCTTTCGTATCGCCGCGAGTGAGCTCGCGGGTGTCAAAAGCCCAGTAGTAGGACCGTTTTTCCGACTCCAGCAGGAGATCGCGGTCCAGGCTGCACTCGATGTCCGTCATGACCGACACGCAGGTGCGAATGAAGGTTTTGCGGTCCTCCTCTGTCGGATTACCGGAAAACATGCTTTCCGGCACCCCGAAGATCCTACAGATCTCCCCGGCGTTGGTGCGCTTGTTCTCGTTCAGCTGCATCTCGACCGAGGTGTTGGAGCTCTCTTTGAAATCCAGCCCCTCGTTGAGCACGACCACGTTCTCCTCGTTGGCGTACAGCCGGCGGAACGCCGCCTTGAGAGCAGCCATCGCCTGATCTGTCAGCCGGTGCGAGGACTTGAGGAAGCCGCGCTTGTTGCCGCCCTTCCTGACGAGGTTGTCCTCGTACTTCAGCTGCGCGTAGGCCAGCTGCAGCAGCAGCGGGTTGGTCTCGTAGATCGGCTTGCCGCTCATCCCGTCATCGGTCCGGCGCAGGATCTTGAAAAAGCTGTACGGTTCGTACTGGCTCCCCTCAACCAGGATGGCATACGATTTGAAAATCGGATCCGCGTTTTTGTGGATCGAGACCGACTCCTCCCGGACATAGTGCAGGCTCATCACCTGCAGCCCGCTGCGGTAGATGTAGGCGTATCCGCCGCGGCCGAAAAAGTAGTCGTCCAGCATAGCGCGCCAGAACTGCACGCTGGTCAGCGTGTCGAGCGTATCGTTATTGACCAGGAAGACGCGCGGATCGTCCGTCACCTCCTCCGGCTTTCCGTCCTGCGTCCGGCGGTACAGCCGGATCGGCAGAGTCGAGATCGTTCCGGCGATCAGATCGATCAGTGCCGTAGAGCTGCTCCTGCTGGAGCAGGTACAGGGCGTTGATCAGCGACACGACCATGTCGACTTTCGCCGCGCTCCTTTTCTTGTTGACGTACATATTTCCGTTGGTATCCCGCGTGCAGCGGGCATTCTGGAAATTGATCTCGAGCATCAGGTTCTCCGCGTAAGCAAACCGGCGGTTGAGGATCGCTTCCATCAGCAGCTTGGTCGGCATATGCAGGACCGAGCTGTGCTGCTTTACCTCCACGCACTCGATCTGCGCGGCCTCCAACTTCTGTACCGTCGACAGGGCGTTGTACCGGTCATACGCCAGCTGCTGGATCACGACGCCGTAACGGCTCTGCAGGTGGAGGATGTAGTCCTCGACAAAGCCATAGTCGATCGTCTCATCGCCGCAGGCGTAGCACTCGCCTCTCTTGATCAGGTCGCGGTAGTCCACTTTTTCTTTGCTGGTCTTCAGATCCACGCGGGCAGCGGGTACGAAGCCGACGACCTTGGCGTAGATCTTGCCATTGACCTCACAGACCATCGCCACGGACGTGTTGTCGTCTG